TATAATGTATCGTCTGAAGTATCGTACCACATAGTACCGTTACTAGTAGTAGAAGGAGCAGACGTCGATTCGAAGTATCTTACAAACTGTGAAGCGTGTACACCATCTACAGTATCAGCATCAAGCCCAGACCCAGAACCGTCAACGGTCTTAATCTTAGTTAAGATCTCAGTCGCAGTTTGGTCAGCAGTAGCAGCAGTTTCAATACCAGCCAACTTAGTATTTAGAGTGCTAGTAAAGTTAACTTGAGTCAACCCACCGTTACCAACAGAGTATGTTGTATTGTTATCCGTGAACAAAGCGTTAGAAGGTACAGACTTAGCAACAGTAAAGCCGTCAATAGTACCTGCGTTCAATCCACCAGAACCGTTAATATCAACAGTCTTAAGTTTAGTTAGTATTTGTGAAGCACTTTGATCAGCGGTAGCACCCGTTTCTATACCAGTTAACTTAGTATTGAGAGCGGTAGTGAAGTTCTTCTGAGTTAAACCGCCATCACCAACCGAGTAAGTAGTGTTGACATAGCTAGAAGAGATCGTACCGTTCGCTGCAATAGTTATGTTAGACCCTGCAGTTAAGGCAGCTACAACGTTAGTAGTGTCTGTAACATCAGCAGAAGCTTCAATCGCGTCTAACTTGTTCTTTAATGTAGTGGTAAAGTTCTTCTGAGTTAACGCACCATCACCTACAGAATAGGTAGTGTTATTATCAGGAACTGTTACAGTATCCGTAGTACCATCGCCACGGTTTAAGGTAATAGTATGACCAGATATAGTCATAGCATCAGCCGCTGAACTTAGTGCCTGATTGGTTGTTTTAGTTACCTTAGTACCAAGAGCAGTAGTTAATGTAGAAGCGTAAGCCGCATCATCATTAATCGCTTCAGCCAATGCGTTCAGAGTATCTAACGTTCCAGGAGCACCACCAATAAGTTCTGTTAATTCAGCCTGTACATACGCAGTTGTAGCAACTTGAGTAGTATTGGTATTAGCAGCAGCAGTTGGAGCAGTAGGAGATCCAGTTAACGCAGGGCTAGCAAGGGGAGCTTTAAGGTTCAAAGCAGCCTGTAGACCAGTAATTACTGATATAGCGTGATTAGCTGGGTGAGAGTAATTGGTAGCAGATGCCGCAATACCGTTCAACTTAGTATGATCAGCGTCTGTGAATACGTTAGAATCCGTGGCAGCTTCAACAGCCGTACGAATCTCTCCGTTAGTTTGATCAGCGGTAGCAGATGCTTCAATACCATCCAACTTACTATGATCAGCTGTAGTGAAGTCGTTAGTCGTTAGACCACCATCACCTACTGTGTAAGTTGTGTCGGTAAACAAAGCCCCCGCAGGAACGTCAGTTAATACTTGAGAGTCATCAATCTTACCGTTAAGAGCAGCTTGGAGGCCAGTAATAAACGAGATTGCGTGAGCCGCTGGGTGGGTGTATACTGTATCAGTAAACAAAGCACCAGCAGGAACGTCAGTTAATACTTGAGAGTCGTCTACCTTAGCATCAAGTTCACCTTGAAAACCGTCTACGTTAGAGATCACATGGTTATGCGAGTCATCAGCAATCGTAGCAGTTAATGTACCGTTGCCGAGGTTAGTAAGTGTCACAGAACCAGACAAATCACCGCCAAGGGTAATCGTTGGATCACCAACATCAAAGTTCAACTTACCAGAAGCGTCGTCATACGTGACAGCAATACCAGACTCAGTATTAGACGCTACCATAGCGCCAACGATATCCTGAACAGTCTCATCATTCATAGTGAACGAGATAACACCAGTACCGTTATCGTAAGCTAGAGAACCAGTCGCTGAAATAGCGGCTCTAGATCTAGCATCAGTATAATAGAGGTTAGTAGAACCTTCAGTGATTGTATCTGTATTCCCTTGGGTAAAGGACATTACACCAGTACCAGAACTATAACTTAGAGAACCAGTTCCAGAGATAGCAGCCCTTGCTCTCGCTGTTGTATGGTAAAGGTTAGTAGAACCTTCAGATAAATCATCAGTATCATTGTTAGATAGATTATCTTCAGTTGCTGCGATAGTCATCGTACCAGCAGAATCATCATAAACCAATGATACGTTAGCACCAGCAACCAATAAAGCGTTAACTCTATCATCTACACGTTCGTCAGTATAGTAAAGGTTAGAACCTTCCCCTATATTACCAGTATCTTTAGTAGCTAGACGTGTATCAAAGTTCGCGTCACCACGAGCAGTTGTCCAGTATAAGTTACTTCCTTCAGTCAAGTTACCAGTATTCTTAGTAGCTAGACGTGTATCGAACATAGATTGACCACGTGTAGTAGTCCAATAGAGGTTAGTTCCTTCAGCTAAATTAGCAGTATCTTTAGTAGCTAGACGTGTATCGAACATACTCTGACCACGGCCAGTAGTCCAATATAGATTAGTATTTTCAGGAACAACTGAACTATCTATTGTCTGCCAAGATTTATCACCCCTCCAATACTGTAATGTAGTGCCAGCAGTAATTGTAGGCTCTTTAGTACCTAAAGCGGTTGTTAGTGTAGAAGCGTAAGCAGCGTCGTCATTAATCGCAGCAGCTAACTCATTAAGAGTATCTAACGTTCCAGGAGCGCCACCGATTAACTCAGTAAGTTCTGCTTGAACATATGCAGTAGTCGCTACCTGAGTTGTATTGGTATTAGCTGCAGCAGTAGGTGCCGTTGGAGTACCAGTAAACGCAGGAGATTCACCACCTGAACCAGTAGGAAGAACAACAGTGCTGCCAGAAGCGGTAATAGTCGCGCCACCCAAATAGATTGTAGAACCACTTAAGTATAGGTCTCTGAACTTGTTAGCAGAAGAACCTAAGTCATACGTTACATCAGTATCAGGGATAATATGCCCAGAAACTGTAGCCAACGAAGTCATTACACGAGCGTCTGTAAAGTAAAGGTTTGAACCTTCAGTTAAATCAGCAGTATCGAATGGATCTAATGTTACTGTTGTGGCGAAGTTAGCTCCGTCAGCAGTATCAATATCCAGAACACCAGTCGAGGTATTATAATCAAAGTCTGTTACACCAGCAACATTAGTTGTTGAAGCAGCAGTGATACGACCTTTAGCGTCTACCGTAATAACAGGGACTTGTGAAGCGGAACCGTATGAAGCAGCAGTAACACCAGTCGCTGCTAAAGTAACAGCAATATCAGTGTTACCTAAGTCAGACATTGACGCAGTACCACTAGCGTCGCCAGAGATACTTAAGTTAGGATCACCAACATCAAAGTTCAACTTACCAGTGGCGTCATTATATGTAACAGCGATACCTGATTCGGTATTACCTGTTATCATAGCGCCTATGATGTCTTGTACAGATTCAACACTTTGTGTGAAGTTAGATAAAGCGGTCCAAGCACTAGAGCCGTCACCGATTTTAAAATAGTTATTTGTTTCGTCTAGACCGATTTCACCGTCGCCTAGTACTGGGTTATGTGTTACCCAGTTTGAAGAGGAGTCCCTTCTTAGTTGGATTTTTATTGACATTAGATTGCTCCTCCACCGTCATAAGTTGCTGTTAGAGGATCAGGGTTTGCGTCATCACCATCATAGGTTATAACTCTGTCCCAACCACCACCGTCTAATCCTGATAGTCCACCACCACCACCAGAAGAGGTAGAGGATAACTCAATGACATTACCGATATGATCTTTCGTGTATATTTTCTTATCTACAACGTTTATAGCCAGCTCACCGTAGTCCAATTGAGCGGATGTCGGTGTTTTGCCAGCCACAGCTGATTTTTTGATAATTACTTTAGTTGCCATTATGTTTCCTATCGAGGATTAAATTTGGATCGTATAGAGATACGGGTCTATATGTTTATTTATATCATTTCGGAGCTCAACATAATCTTGTGTTGAAGTATTTCCGTTCATTAAACATATATAAGCCTCTTTGTGATAATATGCCCTTGTCCACACATTATACCACCCGTTCATCGCATTAATACCATAGAGCCTTGAATATATCAATAGCTCTTTGAAGAAGTTGTTGGTCAATTTCTCCCAGAATATAAACCTATCTATACCTAAATATTTAAGCATGTACCACTCTGGGTCTTCCATGAACTTATCCCAGATGTGGGTGTTCTCGTCCTGATTCCATATCATTACGGACGAGTTAATATTCATATCGGTTTTTATACTATAGTGGTTAGAGGTGTATAGTTCTGTAAGGGGTTTCCAATAGCATTCTACCATTGTGAAACCTTCCGTTGATTCGTATAAGTCTGTTAAGTCTTTCTGTATAACAACGTCTAGATCGAGATACATTATCTTACCTTCAATCCCACCGAACCCCTTTTGGAACATAGAGAGTTTATTCCAAACACCTTCTAACTCATTATCAATCGGAATTACGTTGATATTAGGGTTAAGGTCTGTTGGGTCTTCGGTGTAACAATAAAAGTTACAATCACTTATAGTATCGTATAGGGTGTTGACGTATTCAGAGGAATATTTGTCACCCCATTTAACTGTCAGGATATTCAAGATCTTCAACTATCATATCAATCATCGCTTTAGACCTAACGTAAAATGCTATAGACCATCTTGGTTCGTTCGTAGCAGCACAGTGCCATTGTTCAGGAGCAGCCTTACCGTCCCCGTACTCACCAGTTCTACAGATCCAACCAGCTCTATCAGGTAAAGTTTTAACTTCACCAGTATCGATATCTCTGTACCTATAGTAACCGTCACCTGTTGCGGACCAAGTGAATAGTAGTGTGTGACCTGGAGCGTCGTGGTTATCGTGCCAACCTATAAACCCATCAGAAGGGTAGTAACAGCAGAGTGCGTTTTGTTGCGCCCCTAGTTCTCTTCCGAACTCATAAGACACTTCCTGTTCAATCTCACCCCAACCGTCTTTCTTAGTTGGGTGAGCTAGGATATCTATGCCTTTGATCGCCATAGGGTATCCTACGTGACCTTCGACCCGCATCTTCTTTAGGTATTCTTCCGAAGTACCATAAACTTTATCTATGGATGGGTCTCGGTTGTCCATCTTAAAGGACTTTTCGATATCTAGTTTATTGAATGATTCTAAAAACCCGTTTAACCTTTCTAGGATATACGGGTCGTTAATTTCCACGTCTCTCATCATACTTCCTTAATTGCTTAGTATGATGTTATTTAGTGTCCATCTCCGAGAGGATAATAGCCGCTGTATAAGCAGTAATTTCGGTCATTGTTTTAGATTTACGGATCTTAGACTTCAAGACTCGATTTTTTGAGTTTTTGATTTCAGCAATCTCGAAAGCTTCTAATTTGGATGTGAATAACATCTCATTCAAATCTTTCTGCTTCACGAATGGGTCTTGTTCTCGACCACCGTGCTGTCCTTTAGGCATCCTTTTTTTACCATCGAACGCACCTATATCTTCTTCTTTAAAATCAGTGAATATCTGCGTCCAGTCTGGATTACCACCTTCAGTATCACTAACTGCAGCAGTTACGTTAGAACCATCTTCATATTCGAAAGTACAACGAACTCTAGTTTTAGCTTCGTTATCCCATCTAGGTGTGATTATCTTTTTAATCATAGTTTATGTTACTCTCATCCAAAGTTTTAGTGTATTAGCTGTTTCCAATGCTGATTGCACCGTAGCACCTACATAGTTTCCTGTATATGTTCCTGCGTAAGTATTCGCGTAATAACCTGAATACGATCCAGCCCAACTGTGTACATAGTTTCCTGTATACACGCCAGTCCATGTTCTGTTATACGATCCAGCCCAACTGTGTACATAACCACCAGAATATACACCAGTATAAGTTCTGTTATATGTGCCTGCCCAACTGTGTACATAACCACCAGCGTAATAGCCAGTATATGTACCATAATTAGTACCAGCATAATATCTTACATAACCGCCAGCGTATGACCCAGTATAAGTTCTGTTATATGTGCCTGCCCAACTGTGTACATAACCACCTGAGTATGACCCAGTATAAGTTCTGTTATATGTACCAGCGTAAGCATGGACATAACCACCTGAGTAAGTACCAGTATAAGTTCTATTATAAGAACCTGTATACACGCCTGCCCAGTTACGGTTATAAGTGCCAGTATAACCTGCCGAATATGTTACGTTCGATACAACCTTTCTGGTATCTGAAAAACCAGAACCACATTGTTGCCAAGAACCACCACCAGCTGGTGAGTTAGCAGACAATTCATACTTACCTATACCAGAAGCGACTATTTCTGACCTTAATGAATCAGTCAATCCTATAACTTCAGCGTTAGTCATCTCTTTGATAGTTAACGAAGACGTATGTTTTATAGGGTTAGTTATTGTAGCCGATGGAGTATCTATACGTTTCCAAAGGGTAGATGTTTCAGCAGCAGCATCTCTTCGTGTGTTAGTTATAGTAGCAACAGCCGACCAAGATCCACCAGCAGGGGATGAAGGTTGTAGTTTATATGAACCTATAGAGAAACCAGCTAGTTTGGATTTGCAGCGGTTAATTACGTTAGTGACGATCTCAGCATTAGACATATCCTGAGTACCCTTAAACGTCGCACCATCATACTTAATTCTTAATGGTCTGACTGAAGGGTTAGGTGTAACCGCAGTTAGGTTTTGTCTGAAAACGTAATTAGTAGATGTTACTGCACCAGAGGCTGGGTGTGTTCCAACAGCCTCTGTGCGGATTGTATCAACGAACGTACCAATATCAGTCCAAGTGCCTTGCGTATTCATAGCAAGGTGACCTGTCCCAACGTTATCGATAAACTCCTTCAAGATTAAATCAGCTACACCGTCTAACTCAGTGTTCGTCATCTCTTGCAAGCCGTCGAACGTCGATCCGCTGTATTTAATCTTTAAAGGTCTACTCACGATATAATGCCTGTATTAGTTTATTGTTATTTATTAGAACGTACCGCAATCAATTGTGTTACTAGCAACAGGTACACCCGAAGCATCAAACTGTAACAACTGATATTGTGAACCAGTAATAAACGACATCGCAGTTCCAGCTGCGTTAGATACAAAGAAACCAGATCCAGTAAACGATTGTAATCCAGTACCACCAGAAGTTACAGGAAGAGCACCAGTTAAACTTAATGAAGCAGCAGATAGAGCACCACTTACAGCCAAGTTACCAGTTACGTTAGTATCACCACCTGCAGGAGCGATTGTTAAATCACCAGCAGTAGTGTTAATTCCACCGTTAGCAGATACAACACCAGCAACGTTAATAGAAGAAGCTAGAGTCGCAACCCCAGTTAGTCCTAAAGTACCAGCGAAAGTAGCATTACCTGTTACAGCAGAAGTACCCGCAACTGTTTGGTTACCAGTAAGGAATAAGCTATTAAACTGCGCATCACCCCAAGGTGAATTGAATTGGTTATCATCAGGAGTACTGTCGCCAGATCCTAATATTTTCTGGAAAGAGAATCGACCAGTAGACATATCCAGACCGAAGAATCCGTTCTGAACCGCAGAACCGTCGCCCCATTCAAAAGATACACCACGATCGTTAGCATCGCCAGCAGCAATAGAACCTTCACCAACGTGGATAACTGGATCAGTTAGCGTAGTTACTGTAGATTGGACAGTAGTAGTTGTACCCTGTACCGTAAGGTTTCCACCAATTACAGTGTTACCAGTAACAGTTAAAGCACCAGCTACAGAAGCATCAGCAGCTAGAGTCACATCACCAGTTACACCTAGTGTACCAGCAACATCAGCATTACCGTCTACATCGATATTGTTATCAATTTGTAGGCCAGCAGCATTCCAAGTACCTTTCTCAGTACCAGCAATCCAGAAGCGTAATGTATCATCATCGGAAGTTTGTTCCGCTGTGATATAAGTGTCTTTATCTGTATCAGTAACACCACCAACAGAAGTCCAAGCACCGTTAACAGTACCTTCGAATCTGTGATGTTCAGTAGAGTAACGCAACGCACCGTTAGTAGCATTAGCCGCTGTAGGTCTGTTAGAGTCTGTACCTTGTGGTAGAACAACAACTGTGTTACCGTCTAAGATTACACGACCAGTACCGTTAGTTGCTAAGGTTAAATCACCATTAACGTTAGAGGTAGAGATCTGGTTGCCGTTAATATTGATATTATCAACATCAGCTTGACCAGTTACGGTCAATGTACCAGTAATATCGGTATTACCTGCGATTGTTGTTGCAGAGTTTAATACAACAGAACCAGAGCCGTTAGCAACTAGTGTTAAGTTTCCGTTTGTATTAGTTGACGAGATTTGGTTCCCGTCGATTGTAACGTTATCAACATTAAGAACATCAATTTTAGATGATGAATCTACAATCAAAGCAGATGATGGCGTTAGCGTACCAGCTGTGTGATCGAGCATATCGGTGAAGTATTTACCACCGATAATTAATGAAGTAGATGGTGACGTTTCATCACCAATGAATAGTTTTTGTGAATTAAACGAATACGCTAATTCAGCAAGATTTAATGTACCAGATGATGGTGCCGCACTACCTGCCGCTCCAGCATATTTGATTTGAATAATAGTACCTGACATGAGACTGTTTCCCTAAGTATTGTTAAAAACTTCCACCAACGATGAAAGTGTTATTATTTTCTACAGTACTCTTCACTTTAAAAGTCTGTGTAGTTTCATCCCAAAGAATAAGGGAACCTTCTTCCCTTTCAGTAACATCAATATCAGTTAAGTCCGCTAATTTTGCGGTCGGAGTATAAGTCATGCTTTTCGCTTGAATAGAATCTGATCCACCAACCGACCCTTTAATAGGGTTTGCTGGAGATAGAGAACCTTGAATAGCCATTACCTTGTTACTCCTGGTGTTATCTCAACTTGTCCTTCAACAATTCGAGTGACGGATCCACCAGCTCCGTTCTGTGCTTCAACATCGTATACGTATCTACCAGCTTTCATACTGTTAGTTGTACCACCCGTTAATGCGATTTTTACTACGCCCCCTCCTGCATTTACTATAGAGCAAACGAAGTCAGTAGAGGTTGATGACGCATAAGTTTTCCTTATTTGTCCTGTTATCAAGTATCCTGTCATATCCGCTGGGTTACCATCAGCGCCTGTGACCTTTATCTCCGTAGAGTAATCGGAACCTTGATCTATTGTAATATTTGAATAAATTGCCATATTATTATTTATATGATTTGTGTGGTTGGTTTAAATGATTCAGCCCGATACTTATCTATCTGAGACCTCGGAACCGTGTAATGCCAAACAACAATCTCTCCTTTGCATTCGTTATCTTTGTAAACGTACACATAATTGTATCTCGCGTCATCATCATATATACCAATCTTTATGTCGTCCTTATATTTATACTCAGACAGCCACCATAAAGTAAATTGATCCCAACCCTTTAACTGATGTTTTGGTTTAATATCTTCATCAGGCCACCACTCATCTTTAATTTGTTTCTGGTAGAGGTCGAACCAATCTTCTAGAAAGGGTGTACACTTCTTAGTATCATACGTGAATACACCACCGTGTAGAATCATTTGACCGCCGATGAATTTATCGATCTTACCAGCGTAACTTCTAATGTTTGTAAACATCATATCGTTACCTTTAAGCTCGAACATATCAGTGATATCATCGTGACAGACTAGGGTGTCAGCGTCTAGATACACAGTTGTGTCGAAAGGGGACTTAGGTAAAGCCCATAACTTCGATCTAATGTGTTTAGGGCAATCGTGTACAAGGTATAAGTCATCACACCTCGAATCACCTTTAGTCCATTCGTCGTGAGCGAACAATGCTATGTTCGCGTCTGGTAGGTGATCCAATAGCGAATCAATTAAGTTGTGTGCCGCCTCATAAAACGCCTTATTTAAAGACGCAACAATAATAAAACCATTCATATTTTAACTTACCGAAAACCCGTTTAATTCATAGTCAACACCAGCGGAACCTGCTGAACCGCCTGATGTTAATTCCGCAGTGGCTGGACTATTAGCGTCCACGGCATTCTCACCATAAGATCCATTAGAACCAGCGATGCCACCATTTCCACCACCACCTGACTGTACATAATTATTTATACGAGCTCCACTACGTGTACCCGCAGCAGATATGGTTCCATTTGGCGTTGTGCTCGCTGTTGGGGCATATGTAGCACCAGTACCTCTAACACCACCAACACCATACGGATGACCACCACCACCTGAACCACCAGCAATAGTCCAACCGTTTCTAGCAGCACCACCACCGCCACCGCCACCGCCACCACCGTTGATGACACCTGAACCAGTTACTACTATATTGTTGAATAACTTTATAGCCGTTCCACCACCGTACCCAATTTCTCCAGACTGTAAACCGTACCCAGCGTAAGTCCCAGCGTAAGCACCAGAATAAGAACCAATATACGATCCAGCGTAAGCACCAGAATAAGAACCAACATAAGCGCCAGTGTATGATCCAGTGTATGATCCAGTATAAGTTCCAGCGTTTCTACCAGAGTAATATCTTATATAACCACCAGAGTATGCACCAGAGTATGCACCAGAGTACGATCCGGAATACGCCCCTGTATAAGTTCCTGCATAAGCACCTGCATAAGCACCAGTATACGAGCCAGTGTAGTTACCTATTAAATAAATAGAGGCACCGTTGCCTCCATCACCACCACGACCTAATATGTTACCGTTGTTCTCAACAGTCATTAACCGTGTGTAAGAAGAACCAGTTTGTAAAGCGAAAGCTGATGTTGATGAACCGACTAAGGTTACATCGGAGTCAACTATTAACCTACAATCGAATAGTTTATCAGCAGCAGTAAAGTATGTGTTTAAGTTGATATCAGTATACACACCAACACCAGAGTCTACCGACGGTGCCGCATACACCCGTTCTGAACCTGTGGTGACTACTGTAGAGGATTTTGTGAGACGTACAGTCTTTTCACCTACATAAGATTCTTGCCAGACACCACCGACCTTAGTGTATGATTTTTTTACTTTCTTCCATACACCAGATACTTTTACATATTTCGCCGATACTGTCTGCCAAACACTACTTACTTTAACTTTAGTATTCAAACCACACGTCTCCATCTGATCCACCAGATGGACCGTTATTGTTAATATATATAGTCTTTCCTGTCGTGGTAGAACCGTTCACTATAACATCATTAATACCATGAGGAGTTGCAGCAGGAAGGTTTCCAGAGTGATACATAGTTCTCATAGTTCCTCCATTATCTTCAACTTGGAATTCACTAGATGAATCATCCCACTTCAACGTTCTGAAATCATTAGAGTTATCATCATAGAAGAATTGCTCAGAATCACCGCCACCGTTTTTACCAACCTCAAGAGTATTTACCGCAACACGTCCAGTAGATGACCGCTTAACTAAGGTAGAGTTCGTGTTATTATCAGTGGCTCCGCTTAATAAAGTATGTAACGCTGTTGTTAAGTTCTTCTGAGTTAACCCGTTGTCACCAACAGAGTATGTTGTGTTATTGTCTGTAAAGACCGCTCCTGCAGGAACCGCAGTTTTAACGTTATCAAAAGCCCAGTTAGAAGATATTGATGTTGTTGTCGCACCATTAACTGGTGTATCGTGAATAGCTCGCTGAGTGTTATCGTTATTATCAGGAACCGTTACGCTATCAGTAGAACCGTCAGCCCTAGCTAGTGTTATTGTATGACCAGTTATAGTCATCGCATTAGCAGCGGTAGATAAAGCCTGAATAGAACTTGTACCTACTTTACCAGCGAGGTTCTGGGTCATTGTACCAGCGAAGTCTTCATCATCACCAATAGCAGCAGCGAGTTCGTTTAAGGTATTAAGAAGGTTTGGAGCCACACCACCAAGAGCTGTGATAGCTGACGTTACATATTGAGTCGTAGCTAGTTGCGTGTTATTAGTAGCAGCACCAGCGGTCGGAGCAGTAGGAGTACCAGTTAAGTCTGGATCAGATAAAGCAGCTTTAAGGTTCAAAGCACTTTGAAGTCCATCTACGTTAGAGATCACATGGTTATGCGAATCATCAGCAACTGTAGTCACGAAGGATACATTACCTAAGTTAGTAACCGTACCAACACCACCAACATCACCTGTTAATGTTATCGTAAAGTCATCAACATCAAAGTCAACAGTTCCATCACTATCTTGATATACCGCACTAATACCTGATTCTGTATTACCAGTGAACATAGCCCCGACAATATCTTGGGTGTATTCAGTAAACGTTATACCAGTACTTGCGTGTGAGTCAAAAACTTTTTCAGAGCCAAGCGTTAACGACTTAGACATCGTTATAGCACCGCTGAATTCAGTAACAGAAGATATTGTAGAAGTACCACCAGCTTCAGAAGCAGCTAAGAATCTATCGTCTAGAGACTCACCGCCAATCTTAAGATCAGTGGCATTCAATGTTCCAGATACGTCTACTTTATATGAGGAGTGAGCGGCTTTACCAACACCAACTCTATTGTTAGAGTTAATACGTATTGTGTTTATGGCATTAACACCTAAGTTCAGATAATTACCTGTAGCAGCGTATACACCACCAGCAGCAATTAGAGCGCCAGTCATCGTATCACCAGCAACGTCTACATAGTTACCACTTAAGTTAGACTGAACAAGTTCAATAGCTGTAATGGCTGAGGTGATATCAGCAGAAGATCCAGTATAACCAGACCAAGTACCTATATCAACTTCAGCAGCACCCAATCGTGTTTCAGCGTCGTTTATAGCAGTTACAAGGTTAGTCTTAGAACCGTATAAAGAACCCATTGTACCAATAGAGGTTAGGTTAGTTATTGTCCGAGTATTCAAGTCGTTAGAAGAAACAACTAGGTTAGCGTGACTTCCAAACAACGAACCCATTGTACCAATAGAGGTTAGGTTAGTGCTTGTTCTAGTATCTAGATCGTTAGAGGCTACAACTAGGTTTGTATGAACACCGTAGAGGTCTGCCATCACACCAACACTACCTGTGTTGGTATCTACATTAGACTTAGATAATGTTAAAGCAGCGACTATATCAGCCGCCCCTATATTAAGTGAAGTCAGATTATCGAGGTCACCAACAGCAGTCCCAACCTCATTGGTTTTAACTCTCCACTCTTCAAAAGTGTTAGAGGTTGTTACGTTTACTATATTCGCCATAAGTTACTTCTTCTTGTTTAATAGAGTTTTTAACATATCTTTAATCTCAGACATATCATTTTCTAGTGTTTGTATTCTCTCTTCAGCCTTTCGCCTTGCCGCCTTGATAACAGCCACGTTGCCTTTATTAATATTTATAATGGCACCACTGGCTGGATCACGTTTTAAATCAGAATGACCTTCTACTGGTATCACGTTAACGCTACCGCCCTGAACTTCTTAACAGACGGTACTGAAGAGGTAGACGTTGATGTCATAACAACCTTAATAGCGAACATAGTGAACGGATCAGCCGTAGAATCGAAGTCAAATATAACTTCTTTATACACGTCATCATCAGAGAAAGGTACAACAGCCGTAATCTCTACCCAAGGTTGAGCATCAAAAGTACCTGCTACAGAACCGACCTTATGATACAATTTAACATCAGTGAAGGATGGTCTATTGATATCCATATACACTTTAAGAGCATCAGCAGTTTCAGTAAGGCTTACTGTCTTTGTAACATATTTAGCCAAAGCAGAACCCCTAGAGGCATCAGTTTCAGCATAATAATCAGCAACCGTGCTAACCGAAGGAGTATCAATTCTGTTAGATATTGTTATAACAGAACATCTTTCCATATCAATGAACGGTGATACGTTATCCTTACTAGAAGCGAACGAACCAGTTAATTGTAACGATGGAGTTCCACCGCTTAACACAGCTTTCGGAGCGATAGGTTCATAATCAGAGTTAATGATTATTGGAGAATCTACACTAGGGTATGCCGCATAGTTATTATTACCGATATACGTTCTATCCTTAATACCCCAAGTCATAGAGGTATTAGGTAATGTCACTTCCTGTACTAGAGGATATAATGAATCCCAAGAAAGGTTTTGCGTAGCCGTAATACTCATACCACCATCAACACCAGTTGACGTAGCAGCTGTTGCTGCCGTGATAGTATATCTATCACGTTCTACCGCAGAGATAGTGTGAGACTTATTAATATTAGCAGCAACAATACCGTTAAGGTCGCTTGTTATAGCCGTAGATATTGTAACACTTTCACCAGCGGTCATACCGTGGTTTCTATGTTCTACCACAACAGCCGTTGAAGCGTTTGTAGTAGCTAAAGCATCCATCGCAAGAGATCTAGTAGGTAGTTCTTGGTTCTCTAGAACAACGTTAATATTGCTAGTGATATCAAACACAGCTCGGTTCATCTTGAACGTTATATCTTTATTTTGATCAGGAGTCCAAGTAGAAGCGTTCTGTGATTTAAACATTACACCGTTATATGGTTGCTTAGAGATTCTGTTACCAGTCTCATCTTCACCACCGATCTCAGCGTACTTAACTCTATAATCACTAGAGTTCGCCATTATAACGAAACAATACTCAACACCGTCTTGTAAGTATACAGGGGAGTCGAACGTAAATACCGTTGAAGTTCCGTCTATATTAACCGAACCAGAATTGATAGTCTTATCAGAGAAAGGTACGATTCTTGGAGTAGGAATACCATTTTCCATCTCACGAAGCTGTACTTGAACTGGTAAGCTGCTATCCTTAGTAGTGAAGTATAACTCAAGGGAAGTAACAAAAGCACCACCATTCAAATTCAATTGAATAGATTGAGCTAATGGGTCAACCCAACGAGTTGATAAAGTTTCAGTTCTAGAATTGTTCTGATCAGTAGCCTTTCTATCTATGGTCGGAACCCTAGTAGAGATTGAAACGTTTTCTTTAGTCTCGATCAAACCCTTAGCACTATACATTGCTGTAGCGAACGTACCGTTATCAGAGGCAGAGTTAGTAGCTGAATCAGTTAACTTAAACGTCTTATCTCCAGTCTTGAAGTTAAGGGTCGTATTGTTAGGTACGAAGAAAGATCCAACGATAGCACCAGCAGCATCAGTAGTAAGTATTGTTGCCGTGGCAGGGTGAGTAGTAATACCGTTCACACCGATTGAAGGTACAATACCAGCAGCTGAGTTAGTAGAAACCCAAGTAGAAACATCTATATCATCGAAGAAAGCATATACACGTGTATTAGGCTTCATTCTAGTAGCTGAGAATCCAACAACGCGTGACCGCATAAACGGTGCGAAGCTAACTTCAACAACTCTATCACCAACGTTATTAGTTACCGTTGATGAACCGATTGTAGTGATAACACCAGCTCTAGTTTCTTTTATATCTCGTTTAGTATCTCTACGTCTACCGCCAGCATTCACTTCACGAGTCGCACCAGCCCAAGTAGTTTTCCAAGAACCCCAAACAGTACCAGTGGCCACTGTTTCGTTAACGATTGCTGACATAGCATCCCAAACACCGTCTTGGTTAATAACAACCTGTGGGCGTCTATCGATATCTTTCCATTCGTCTGAAGAAGGTGTTAGTTTAACCGTACCACCCCAGTTGAATACATCGTAAGGGTTAACGTTAATAGAACCTGAACTCTGTGTTTGTGTAATTATCGCAGAACTAGTATAAGGTAATGTTACAATATCACCAGTTCGTTGAGTAGTAGAAGCGCCTGCCTTATAATCTAATCCTACGTTACCTTCTGTGAAGAGAGGTCTTAGAGTTCCTGTGGCTCTTTCTATACCAGCTCTATATTCAGTTGAGTCAACACGACCAACCTTAGTAGAGGTGAACGAGTCAACTAAGAAACCTGACTTCCATCTAGAATTACCTGATCCATCTAGGATCTGTAATTGAGAAGTATCAGTCTCTAATAGAGATAGAGTTGTATAGTATTCTAAGTTATTGATACGCTTTTCTAACTTACCAATATCACGCATAGTGTAACGTTGGTTATCAATAAATGTAACTTCAACTTCAGCAGCCGTCATAGTATACGCAGGAACATATAGTTCATAGAGAACCATAGAGTCTTTAGGAGTTCCAGGGATTGATGGGTCTAAAGCAGATACACCTTCAAGTACACCGAACTCACCGTTCTTATCAATATATACTTTATCGATTCGGTTCAAGTAATATTGGATATCCGTTTCGAACTGGGTATTAGGTAGTGGACTAATGTTAACAGAGGCGTTAGACCCTGTAAAGTTAGCCAGACCATCAGCCTTTCTTGGACGGAAGTCAACAGCAGAGCGTAGCTCAACACCATCGAACTTACCGATATCTTCATAATCAACCTGACCAGTATAAGAATCTACTGTGAAGAAGTCACCAGAAGTGTGAGTTAAATATTCGTAAGCAACATCAATGTTAGCAGCAACAGTGTAGTTGGTATCAGGCTTTAACCTAACACGACCTAAACCGTAGTGAGAAGGAGTCTGACCTGTATCGAACTCGAAGTGACGAGTGATATCAACACCACCTTCAGTCACCGTAGTAAGACCGATTACATCAGAGTGTCCTAAGTCTTGATATTCTTTAGCGTTAAGGCTAACTGATACAGCAACAACCTTAGTAGCGTTCGTCTTAACTTTAGTCTTGTGAGTTAACGTTCGCGTTACTTTAGCGATTAATGTCATATTACCTGTAACACTCAAGTTATTGATTGTCACTTTAGGAGGCACTGAAACATTATCTACAACCACATCACCAGAAACAACAGTCTGGATCGCACCAGTGGTATCCTTAATTAGGATCCAGTTGGTTGAATCGAAAGAGGCAAAAGTTTCGTTAAGGTTTTGTCCGCTGAATATAGCCAACGTACCTGCTACAACACCACTAATTGATCTGTTAGCTTCAAAACGATAGTTGAAGTCAGCAGCAATGTTAGGGTCTGTGACCGAGTTACAAGTTTTAACCCTGTTATATGGTAGAGGGAATACTAATGATTCGTTTGTAACATCAAAGGCTGTTATACCAGTAGCCGCGAATGATGTAGAAGAATCTAATTTAGCAGCACCAGTGATAGTACCTGTTAAGTCAAAGATATGAAGTCTGTAAGCACCAGAGCCTTTAGACTGGATAGATCTAACTCTACAAGTTCCTGTAGCGACCGAACCAGAAGTCTTAAGAGTGATTACACCGAAGGTTGTGATATCAGGTAATGATGTCATTCCAGTAATATCGATCCAACTTGTGTTTGTAACTTCAACAACCTTATCAGTACCAAGAGCTGAGTTTCTAGATCTATTCAAATCAACATTAGTAGTTGATAATGTTTCGATCTCGTATCCACGCACGTAAGCCTTAGATGGTTCAATACCTAATGTTAGCTTAGTCGCATCAGCGCCTACATGGTTTTTAATATCAACAGGGAACGGGTTAACTGTATAGTTACCTGATTCGTCGAACGTTCTTCGTGCTAGTGTATCACCTAGAATAGCGTATGTAGAGTGATTAATTTCTTTAACAACCACACCAGAATCTAATCTAGCGAGTAATACGAAATCACCAGTGGCAGAGTTCACCGCTTGCTTAACTAGGTCAGTAGTTATCGCATATCTGTGAGCACCAGTAGCCGTTTCGTTTGGAGTACCTTGAGCGTTATCTACTAGAGAGGCATCGGTATCAGAATCCACTAAGGTTTCTAATACAGTTAAACCTACGTCATAAGAAACGTCGTGAGTGTACTTATCTAATACGATTGTAGAAGACTTAACAACTACAAAGTGCTTCTTGATGTAGTAGATACCTTCTTCAACTGACACCAACGAACCGTAACCAGTAGCCGTTACCGTAGCAGCCAGACCAGTTCCTGTTAAGGAAGCAGTAGAAGAGAAGGTTGAACCAGAAACATAGTTGATAAACAACGTTACAGGATCAGATCCAGTAGCCGCTTCAACGTGGATAACCTTACCGATTGTAGTACCGTCAGTAATTTCCTTACCAACAAAGTCAGTTAAGGTTGTTACTGAAGTTGTTACTTTAAGATATACGATTTTGTTGTGGGCGTGGACCGCTCCAGGAACAACCATCGATCCTTCTTTAAAATTGTGAGCACCTAAAGCGGAAACTTGGTTCTGTAACATTGACTGTAATTGAGTCAATTCTCTCGCTTGAATGGCGTGAGATGGCCTGAACAATATCTTGTGATATTTTTCTTTCGGGCTTAACCCATCAGAACCTGCTGTTTCGAAATCGTCCCAATAAGGTTCAATGTTAAACTTAATTGCCATGTTATTTTCCTAATTTAAAATGCGATTACTAGTCTAATGGTTTCGATCTGGTCGGCACCCCTAGACACTGGAGTTCTATTCTCTAAGAATAATATATCTCCAGAATATTTTGTTAAGCTTGGAGCATTTACTGAAGTAATATCTTTACCAGCGCCACCATCAGAAGTTAATTTAACGTTCTCAGTACTTAGGAAGGTGCCATAACCTGTGGAAGCATTTTGGTTAAAATACAAGATACCGTTCGCTGAGTCATATTCTACAACAATACCCTTAGCGCCAGTAGTAGTACCGATAACCTCTGCGTCAACAGCGAAGGTAGCACCAGTCGCTATAACTAAATTAGAGGTTGTATCGTATAAGTTACCAGTCGCTGTATTTGTAGTTGCCGTGTCAACAGGATTCTTTAATAAAGCGATCTGTCTAAAGTCGTTAGTTGATACAATAGCGCCAGACTCATCACCGTTGAATACTTTGTTGATAGCAACGTAGTGAGCTCTTAATTCGTTTCTAGCGTCCTTACCGAAGCCACCCTTTGGAGAGATAATAGCCCTTAGAGAAGCACCAGAACCACCACCACCTGTAACAGCTACAGAAGCGTTAGTGTAACCTGTACCAACGTTAGTTAATGTTATATCCGATATAACCGTACCAGTTAGGGTAGCCGTTGCCGTAGCAGCAGAACCAGCACCAGTGATAGTAACTGTAGGGACAGAAGTATAACCCGTTCCGCCAGCTACAATTTTAATATTATGGATACCACCATCAATAGCGTTAGTCTGTACAGCCCATTGGTTTAATAACGCGGTATCAGCACCAGCAGAAGGAGAGGTAGTAATTCTTTGTACTGGTAAGAATGAAGTTGTAAGGAACTTAGACGACGTATCAACCGAGATAGTGAATAAGTATTTCCAAATATAACCATCAGAAGCAGTGTTATCGATAACACCAGTAGTTGTTACACCACCAATATCTGGGTTAGTAGTACAAGGTCCACTAGACTTTAAGCAGATATAGACGTTGTTGTTATCAGAGATAACGAAGTAATCTTTACTTTCGATGTTAGTATCTTGATCATCGTATTCTGCGTAGGTTGTACCTGATACCCATAACTTACGAACCGTTGCGTAGATCGCATCGATACCGTCAAGTTTCTTAGCAGCAAACATTGATTCCCAAGCGGAATTAATCGTTGAGTCGTTTTCTGCTGGGGTGTCTGGAGTAGCATCGACAGTCCACGCATGTGAACGTCCTAAACCTAGATAATATTTATTAGTAGCACCTTGGAGGGAATCAATGAACGCCTCAGTAGTGTCTAATCTGAACTTGCTTGTGATAATTGCTGGCATTTCTATTTGTTCCTATATTGTTGGACAGTTTAATTCATAATATGTTATATTAGTACCAGTGTCTGTCCCGTCTACTATATAATCTATATTGTTTGTGGTTGAATAAGGAATATCACCGTTCCAACTTAGCCCTACATTAGAGCACTGTTTTACTTGCGAACCTATTTGCGTTCCTATATTCTTATTTATAACGTCTGTGAAGGTAAAGTTGGAATAATCGGACATCGGTCTCCAATTAATGAACTTAATATTCTCGAAGTGATCCCATAAACCTAGTACCTGACTGAAGTCAATAGGTCTTGCCCACGTCTTCTCTATGAATGAACCTAAGTCGTTCACTGATAGGTATTTAGTCAAGTAATTAATATTGATAGAGAACGGAACACCAGTAGATTGATATCCAGGTTGGTTGAAACTTCTCTGTGTCAACATCGTTATGTTAATTAGTACCTGACCGAAGAAGTTAAATCCAGCAGGGTGAATCAATCTGATAAAGGCGTTCTTCCAATCAGCAATGTTCTTACCAGTCTTCAATACGTATGAGAACTTTTGGTAGAACTTAGAGTCTTGGATGTATTTCTTATCCGATAAGAATCCATCAGCAGTCGTAAACAATCCAGGTCTGTATGATTTAACAACATCACCAATAGCCAAAGTTCTGTCTGAGAAAGTTATCTTATGTTGGGTGGTAGTAGTTACGTCGACCGTAATCTGTTCTATACACGATACAACAGCAGGTTCATATACACCGTTAACAACGATTATATCACCATCAAGTTTAGGTAGGAACCCAGTATCGTCAGCGAAGTTTATAACCGCTGTAGCAGCAGAGATCGTCCACGTATGATAAGGTGTGAAGTTAGATGGTGTAACTTTAATGTCAGCACTCTGATTGTACCACTTACCGTCAGATGGTATTAACATATCGTCTTTAGGGAAGTAGATCTCAACATCATCTTCATATATTAATCGGAAGAAAGCTTTAATAGACTCAGGAGTTCCTCGGGACTTATAAAAGTCCACAAGGTGCTTATAGAACAATCTAGGGTCGGCAGCAAAAGACCTTGGGATAGGTGTACCGATCTCATTCTGTAATTCGTTAAGTAACGTTGATTCGATTAAGTCGATATCTCGTTGCATGTCTAGGTTGTTAAGGTAGAAGCTCTCCTTTTCTAGATACAACGAATATACCTTAATGAATTCAATTAACTCTGGGTTTGATGCGACAATGTGTTCCGGAATTAATTCATCTACGAAAGAGGAGATATTGACGCTCATATTAGTTACTCACCGTTGTGTATTCTATACCAGCTGTTGTACCACCGATAGCCATTGTATCAATCTCACCAGCAATAGTAACTTCGTTAGAGTTGATTGTAAGCAATTCGTTACGGGTCGGCTTAATATCAGAGGAAGCAGGTTTAGCTTTAATCTTTAGAGTCGTTACTGTAGTATCAACAATAGACGTTAGGTTAAACCCAGCTAGAACTACACGACCTGTGTTAGGTTCAACATATCCGATATCCGCATTACGAACAATACCAGTGCTATCTATGATTCTCATAACGTTCTTTTGAGTAGTCGTATTATAGTAATCTTGAAGGGTACACGTAAAGCCGTTATAAACGAACTCAGTAGATGCGATATAGTTCTCATTAATCTTAGTTAGTGCTTGGTTGAAGTCGAACTGGTATCTAGTTTCCGTACCTATAACTGGAGTGAACTTCTTATGGAAGGTTACACGAGTTATGTTAGACAGGATAGCAATAGAGGTATCGTCGATATCACGAAGCAGGTTAGAGTTTCTGAATACACCACCGAATGATTTTAATACGTTAGTATTGTATGTGGAGATCTTGCTTCTTACATTCTCAGCCAAAGAGTTCACCGTAATATTAGCCACGTTAGGGTTATACTTAAAGAATACTTGTAAGTCAATATAAGTGTAATCAGGATCAACAAGGACAGGAGTGATTGATACAATATTCTTAGGCTTTAAATAGTTACCTATGATTGTTTCTTTCTCTGAAGCGGATAGTGTTTCACCGTCTAATGGTTTAATAGAGATATACACCTTACCGTAATCAGGTGGGATATTATCCTCACCACCCCAAACAGTTAGTGTGTCAACGTTACCGTATGTGTTCTGGATGATTGACTTATAGTCATCAGGCGTTACCGCTCTGTTCTGTGATACGAAACCAAGAGGGGCATTATACTTAATAGCCTCTTTAGATTCAGCACCAGCCCCACCAGTAGCCTTAGCCACTGTTGTGATTAGAACGTTAGTGTTTCCACTAATAGGAGTTACAAGGGAGAAGTTTCCAGTTGTTCCTACAACACCACCAGCACCGTTAATATCAGTAGATCCTACTGAAGAGTATGATACTTTAATGATGTTACCTGAAGCAGGTTTCTTACCGATAATACCATCACCAAACTTAATCTCGTAATACCCTTCACGAGTCTCTTCTAAGAAATATACTTTAGAGGTAGCATCTATGTTCACAATATTAGTGTATGGAGTGTAAGTTTCAAAGTTAGAAGACGTACCACTTTCGTACACATCAACCTTTAACGAGTTAGTGTTAATGAACTTATCGTATACAATATAGTGATCAAACTTATTATCTTGGAAGGTAAAGGTAATGTCTTTAACAGAACCTTGCTCCAATTTAATGTTATTGAAGATATACTTACCGCTTCCATTAACTTGGATTGTAGTCGTTTCAGTAGCGTGTAAGTTGTAAGACACCGAATCAATCTGAGTAGAGAACTGGGTGTTCTTAACGATACTCAAGGGAAGGTATGCGCCCTGATCATCTTGTACGTTAGTAGGTGTCACCATCTCAACGTTAACCATAGCCACCGAAGGAGTAGACGAACGTGGTGTATAGCCTAGTAACTTAGCGTGAGATACAATAGACTCTCTAAGTTGTGCCGTATCCAAGAAGGTTTCGTTCAGGGCGAAGTTAGAGTTAACAGCGTTAATGTGGGTTATATATGCCAACACGTCGATGATAGTATTCATCGCAGAGCCGTCATAGTTGTAGTCATTGAAAGTCGTATTATTAGCTTTCATGTATGTAATTAAGTTGGCTTTAATTTGATCGAAATCTAATTCACCAGCATTAATTCTGCGTTGTTGTGCCATTATCGTAGTCTCTCTAATGATGTTTCTACGTCAATAACGTCTGATGTAGATAGTATTTGTATTGTTAGCTTAATATAAAC